TTATCATTGAAACTGGTTGGCGTTGGGGAGAGTTTATTGTAACAACTGAAGATGATAATCCTCCGCAAATTGAGTCAGGTGTAGATATTTATAATTGTGACTATGAAACTGAATTGATAGAAACATTTGATGGTTGTTGGGAAGAAATTGATATGGATGATGTTGATGATGAAACTCGTGAATGGCTAGAAGAATTCCTTGAAGAAAATTCATATTTTGACCTTGAAGAACATGGTTGGATTATGGATGATTGTGAAATGATTATTGATTGTGATTTAGTAATCAGAAAAGTTAATGAAGATGGTTCATTGGGTGAACCAATTGAAGTTAAAACTGATGAAGAAGAGGCTGCTGAATTACAGGCTTTTGTTGATGAACACAACAGTAAACTAAAACCACAAGCCGCATGGCCCTTTGAAAATGCTACTTTAAATGAAGACGAAGAAGATAATACAGAACCTGTTAAGTGGCCCTTTGAAAGACCACATGAGGGACCAAAGGAACAATAATGGCAACAAAAAAGAAATTAGCCAATCAACCGGCAAATGGTTGGCCAAAGATTAGTCAAGGAACACACTTGACTGTAAAGACTTTTGAAGATGGGTCAACTGAACTAATTTGGGATCATGACCAATTATTAAAAGAAGTACAAGAAGCAATTGCTTCCGTAGAAACAAAACCAAAGAAAACTAAAGGAAAGAAAAATGTCAGCACACAATGAAATTAATACACACTTAGAAAGTTATCTAACAGAACATGAAAAGTTTGAAAAAGGCAACGCCGCGGCAGGCACTCGTGCCCGTAAAGCACTAGCAGAAATGGCAAAAGCAATTAAAGCACGCCGTAATGAAATTACTGCTGAAAAGGCAGCAAGAAAAGAAGCGAAAGCCTAACTTGTGCATAAATACTTGTGCAACACAACGGTTGCACAATGTCAAAACAAAACACTCACAACGGAGGGTTATCTATGAGTTATAATAAGACAAAAACCGATCCAGAATTAGGATCAAAAGTACACGAACATTTAGTTAAAATGGGTGTTGAAACTCCAACGAACCCAAACAACTATGACCGTAAGGAAAAGATCGACCATATTGAAGCGCACTTTACACATATCATGCGTATCTTAGGTTTAGACTTAACTGATGATAGTCTAATTGAAACACCAAAGCGTGTTGCTAAGATGTATGTCAATGAAATTTTTTGGGGTTTAGATTACGAGGCATTTCCAAAATGTACTACAGTTGATAATAAGATGAAGTACAATGAAATGGTCGTAGAAAGAAATATAAGTGTTCAATCTAACTGCGAACATCATTTTGTGGTTATTGATGGATTAGCGACAGTGGCTTATGTCCCTAAAGATAAAGTCTTAGGGCTTAGTAAGATTAACAGGATTGTAGAATACTTTTCAAAGCGTCCTCAAATTCAGGAACGTCTTACAGAACAAATATTTCACGCCTTACAATTTATCCTTGAAACAGAAGATGTTGCAGTTATGATTGACGCCCAACACTATTGCGTAAAATCACGCGGTGTTGAAGATACAGGCTCAAGTACAATTACTAGTCGCTTGGGTGGTGGATTTAAAACTGATCCTGCCGCTAGACAAGAGTTTTTAACAATCGCTAGGCAGTCAACAAAATGATTGATTTTTTATTAAACATGAGTATGTTATTAGGTTTAATTATTCAGCAAGCAGTTTACATTTTCTTATTTTGTGTGGCAGGACTATGTCTTTTCCATATTGTAAAATATTTACCGAAAAGTAATTGTACAGGTAATTGTTATCAAGGTCGTAATTGCAATTGTAGGGAATAGTAAAATGTCAAGAGCAGACCAAATGTCTAAAGAGGAAGCATTAGAATTTCTAAAAAGTATAGGAATGAAAAATCGCAGAGTTTTAAAAGGTACTGAGCGTGAACATATGTTATTGATATTTGCATTGATTGAACCAACTGAATCTAGTAATAATCAAAGAACATTTACAGAAACATATCATCATATTGGTAAAGAATATGAAGTTACATATGGATTTGATATAGAAGGTGAACCAGAACCTTATGTAGAAGAAATAACAAAGTTAAAATGATATTCAATAAAATTAAGGAATTAAAAAAACAAGGATTGAAAATAGGTATTACTTTTAGTACCTTTGACCTATTACATGCCGGTCATATTGCTATGCTTAGTGAGGCAAAGAATCATTGTGATTATTTAATTGCAGGACTACAAACAGACCCCACAATAGATAGACCAGATACTAAAAATAAACCAATTCAAAGTATTGTTGAAAGACAAATACAATTAAGTGCTACACGATTTGTTGATGAAATTGTAGTATACAGCACAGAACAAGATTTAATTGATTTATTATTAATACTACCACTAGATGTTCGTATTCTTGGTGTTGAATATGTAGATAAAGACTTTAGTGGTCGTAATGAATGTTATGACAGAAATATTGAATTAGTATTTAATGGGCGTGACCATAGTTTTAGTTCAAGTAGTTTGCGTAAGCGTGTTGCAGATGCACAAATAATAAATAAATTGAATCAATAACCGGTCTTATGGGCTCATCCCGGTATACAAATTCTGCGTCCTATGCTATAATAACATAGGAGAGTAAAGATGGCAAAAAAACATATAGATTATAAATTCGTAAGTACAAAAGAGTACCATGATGCATTTCCATGTGCATATAGACAGTGGCGTGCAGATAGTCATTGTAACTTGATTCATGGTTATAGTTTTAACATGAAGTTTTATTTTGGTACAGATGATTTAGATGTACGCAATTGGTGTGCAGATTATGGTGGATTAAAAGAATTAAAAGCAGAACTGGAAAAACAGTTTGACCATACACTTCTTGTAGCACAAGATGATCCAGAATTGGAAACATTTAAATTGTTAGAAGAAAAGAAATTAGCTAAACTAACAATAGTTCCAAGAACAGGTTGTGAAGGATTAGCAGATATGCTATATAAGTATGTAAATGGAGTTTATATTCCTGACTATTGGGGTCCAAGCGAAGCAGAACGACTTTGGTGCTACCGTGTAGAGGTGCGTGAAACACAAAGTAATATGGCTTTTAGAGAAGGTCATAGAGAATGGAATGAGGACTTGTTTGTATGAAATTTAAATTAGGTGATTTAGTTAAAAAGGTATCAGGCTCTCAGTGGCACGGTACTGTTGTTGGTACATACTCAACTGAGTTAACTCCAGAAGGGTACGCAGTAGAAAGCTATACCGAAAAAGGTTCTGTTCAGATTTATCCCGCAAAGGCATTAGAGGTATGGACTAAAGATGAAGGTACAATTGCGTAAACTTTGGAGGATTTGGGCTAAGGCCTTAGGTGAAAAATCTGGTTCTAATAATAGTGAATCTGACCGTATTGCTATCATTAGAACAGTTATTGTGTTATGCTATATTATTACTAACCTTTTTATTATCGCAGGGGTAATTAGACATTGGTAGGGAGTGTATATGAAAACAGCTAAAGAAATAGCAGATGACCTTTTTCACAGAATAAAAACTAATGAGATGAGTTTTTATGAAGTTAAGCGTGAAGTTGCACATGGATGGTTACCTAACGGTACTGCACCATTTAATATCAGGTGTCGCAATGGTATAGCGACATTTACAGTTTATGCACTTAGTCAAGTAGACGCAGAAGACCAAGTAACAATATGGCTAGAAAAAAATGAGTAAATTAAAAGTAGCAGAATTATTCTATAGTATACAAGGTGAAGGTAGATACATGGGTGTACCAAGTGTGTTCCTTCGTGTATTCGGTTGTAATTTTAAATGTGCCGGTTTTGGCATGCCTAAAGGAGAATTAAGTGAAGAAGCAAACAATATCGTACCCGATAGGTACACAAATTATAGAGACCTTCCACTTGTTAGTACTGGTTGTGATTCTTACGCTAGTTGGGATGTTAGGTTCAAGCATCTTTCTCCTTTACTTTCTGTTGATTCGATTGCCGACACTATTGTGGATTTGCTTCCTAACAAGAAATGGCAAGACGAACATCTAGTAATTACTGGAGGTGAACCTTTATTAGGATGGCAGCGTAGTTATCCTGATTTATTAAATCATACTAGTATGGATAGTTTGAAAGAAATTACATTTGAAACAAACGGTACACAAAAACTTACTGACGAGTTTAAACAATATCTACATACATGGAAATATCATAGTGATAAAGACTTTTGGCGAGAAGTTACATTCAGCGTAAGTGCTAAACTTCCTTGTAGCGGAGAGAGTTGGGAAGATGCTATCAAACCTGATATCGTACTTGAATACGAAGATTATGGTCATACATATCTTAAGTTTGTAATAGCAACAGAAGAGGATTTAAAAGATGCTGAACGGGCAGTTGAAGAATATCGTAATGCAGGCTTTACAGGTCATGTGTATCTTATGCCTGTTGGTGGTGTTGAACGGGTGTACCATCTTAATAATAGATCAGTTGCGGACATGGCAATGCGAAAGGGATGGAGGTACTCTGACAGACTCCAAGTGCCATTATTCAAAAACGAATGGGGAACTTAAATGATGGGTGCAAGTTACATATATCATGAAACACCACAAGAATCATTTTATAGGCGTTGCATTGGTTGGGAATATAAATTTGTATTTTGGCCTACTGAGTGTTTCATAACAGGTAAAAGGTTATGGCTAGAATATGCATATCGAGGATGTAGTGTATTAACAGGGCCCGGTGATAATATTGTTGATTTTCGCTGGCATGATAAGCATGAGCATTTAATTTGGAAACTAAAACAATGAGAACATACGATAAAAGAATAGGATTTTTAGTCAGTTATCAAACATTAATTCCGCATGGTGGTATTGGCCAGTTCGCTAAGAGTTTTTGTGAATTAATGGATGAACATAATATCAAGGTAGATATTATCACAGATAAAGAACCCAAAGACAATGATTTTGTAAACTCATTAAAAGCAAATATTGTTTTTCCAAAAGAATCATTACCATATACAACACATAGTAATATTTTTATGTATGGTGATACATATTGTTATGAACGTATGGCTAACTTTCGCAATAGTATCATTGAAGCATTAGAGCATAACTTATATGATACCTTTATTTGTAATACATACGAAACAATTCAAGTAGCAAGTACAATGGGTCTTGAAGATTGTATTCAGATTATTGCCTATACACATTTAGAAAGTCAAATCTTTAACTGGACAAAGAATCCTTTCTTAAAGAATACGAATGAAATGATGCGATTACAATTGCAGACAGGTTCGTTATATGTAGGTACACAAAGTAAATTCAATCAACTTGAGTTAGAAGATAGAATTCAAATAAACAATGTGTGCCATCTCCCTATTCCAATCACTGAAAAAGATTTACTCACGGAATACACAGGTGAGCGTGAAGGTATACTGTTTGTCGGTCGTTGGGAAGAAGGGAAAAACCCAGAAATGTTTATTAGTTTGATTGAACAAACTGGCTTACCTGCTAAAGTAATGACTAGTCCAAACGGTGTTAAGAAGTTTGAGGAACGATTAAGTAAACTAGGTGTTAAGTACGATGTTCGTGCTAGTATCGTTGGACAAGAGAAAGTAGACTTTATTAAGAGTAGCCGTATCGCATTCAATCCTAGTACAGTTGAAAGTTATGGTATGGCTTTCTATGAACAACACATTCAATTACCTACACTTGTGTTAATGGAACAACGATGGACTAATAACTTTAACAGTGATTTCTTCTACACTTGTACTAAGTTGACTATGGCTAAACGTGCTAAAGAATTATACGATAGTTTTCAGAAAGCAGATACTTGGTACAATTTAGGTTCATTAGAACATGCTAAACAACAAGAAGATAAAGTATTTCATAAGTGGAATGAGTGTTTCAATATGTATGAAACGAAATCTTCTAACAACAACACAGCAAAAATCTGTAGTGAAACAACAGTGAAGTTGCAAGATTATATCAGAGATTTGGATCGTAAAATTATTTGCATTGACGATATCCGTAGTGTTTTGACTAACAAACATAAGTTTAGAGTTATCTACACAGATTACGACACTTATTTGACGAAAGACCCAAATTTTGAACCAATAGAGGAGTTAACAGGAATGGACCTGTTTAGTATAGTATGAAATTACCACCAAAGAAAATATTAATTACAGGTAACTCAGGTTACATTGGCAGTCATTTAACTAAATTGTTAGATGGTAAATTTGAAGTGTATGGACTAGATTTAAAGAACCCACAACACCCAGTAACGAAGCATTACAAACATGATATTAAAAATCAAATACCAGAAAATAGTATTGAGTTTGATTGTATTATACATTTGGCTGCATTAGTCAATGTAGGTGAAAGTCAAAAGAATCCCACAGATTATTATATGACTAACTTTATTGGCACTCTTAATGTACTTAACAAACTTAAGTGTAAAAACTTTGTATTTGCAAGTACGGGGGCGGCAGAAAATTGCCAAAGTGTATATGGCACAAGTAAACGATCGGCAGAAGATTGTGTTAAAGAATGGTGTGGTTTCAAAAGTTTACCATATACAATTTTTAGATTTTATAATGTAATTGGCACTGATGGATATGAACCAACTAATCCTGATGGTCTTATGAGTAATCTATTAAAAGCAGTAGATACGGGTGAGTTTACTATTCACGGCAATGATTATGAACAAACTACTGACGGTACTTGTATCAGAGACTATGTACATGTTATGGAAATTTGTGAGGCAATAAAGCAAGCAATAACCGAACCAAGTAATAAGATAGAATGTTTGGGTCACGGCGTGGGCTATACAGTTAAAGAAATGGTTAACTTGTTTTGTAAAGTAAATGATGTAGATTTTAGTATTAATTATGGTCCTCGTAGACAAGGAGACTTAGCAGTTAGTGTACTAGAAGATGTTAGCCCATATATGAAAACCCTTTATACAATAGAGGACTTGCTAAAAATTAAAAAAAATGATACAATCACTACATGACTACATTCAATCAAAATATCAAGCGTGTCGGCTTTGCTTGCAAATGGGCAGAGATTAATAAAAAAGGCGAGATTGCCAGTACTGAGGGACTCAATACAGGCGGTACTACTCACGCATGGGCAAAACGACAAAAATCTAAAACAATAGTTGAGGATAAACTTATTGAGGTCGCTAAGAAAAATATTCTTAACACCCATGCACTCGTTAAAAAAGTAGCAACACTACCTAATGAATTGCGTATGTTGCGATTAACTAGTGATATGTTTTCATTTTATACAATGGATGAATATCAGTATTTCTGGAAATCTACAGATGTACAAAAATGCTTAGAACAATGGATGAAACCAATCGGTGAGACTGCACGACAAAATGATGTTCGTATTAGTTTTCATCCAGACCAATTTGTCGTACTTGCTAGTGACCGTGAAGAAGTAGTTAATAAAAGCATTGATGAATTTGAATATCATACTGACATGGCTCGCTGGATGGGTTATGGTCAAAACTTTCAGGACATTAAAATCAATGTACATATCAGTGGTCGTCAAGGACCGGATGGTATTCGCAAGGCGTATACCCGTCTAAGTCCCGAGGCTCGCAATAGTCTAACTATCGAAAACGAGGAGATGAGTCATGGGTTGGATACTTGTTTACAGCTTTCCGATTTGGTGCCTATTGTTCTGGACATACATCATCATTGGATCAACAGCGGAGAATACATCGACCCGTCAGACGATAGGGTTAAGCGTGTTATTGATAGCTGGCGTGGTGTGCGCCCAACTCTCCATTATAGCGTTAGTAGGGAAGATATACTAGTTGACCATGATTCTAACAGTAGACCCAATCACACACAATTGCTTAGTGAAGGTCATAACAAACAAAAACTCCGTGCTCATAGTGATTACTACTGGAATGATGCAGTAAACAAATGGGCTTCAAGTTTTAATGGTAAGTTTGATATCATGTGCGAATCAAAAGCCAAAAATCTTGCAAGTTTTGCTTTCTACGAAAAATATTGTAAGTGATAGATGAACTTTATAAAATTTGGGGTATAAAGCCTGAACATATACACGGTGATAAATTCACAGGATATGAAAGCCTATACCCTGAATTTGATAAATTTACTGAAGATGTTTATCGTAAAGACCCAGAAGGTGTACGCAAAGAAATATTACAATTGTACCGTAGCATAAACCTTGTTCCTATGTATTATTATACAGAGCAAGGTTTGATTGATGAAGTTAATACATTAAAAGATAGAAGTTACAATAAGATTAGTAAAGATATATTACCGTTAGGCAACAACGGCGGACAAACAATTAATAGGTTTTTATTTCCTAATATGTTAACTGCATTACCAAAAGGTCGTACTGGTAATAGTTTGCGTGATAGATTTTTGAATGATACAAAACTTGATAGAGCTATCCGTATTTGTTTTGAGCACCGTAGTGGTGGCGCAAGATTAGTATATCCTACACTACTTAGAACTGCACTAGAATTAGTAACTGGTGAGAACATACAAAACTTTAAATCATTAAACGCAAGAAGTATAATTGAACACTTATGTTCAACAATGTTTGGTCGTGTTTATGATTATAGTTCAGGATATGGTGGACGCATGTTAGGTACAAGTCTTAGTAATATGCGATATACATATATAGGTATAGATCCGAACACAGAAACATTTAAGTATCTTAATTACCTAAAGAAATTTTGTGATAATAATGTAGAGTTATACAATACAGTAAGTGAAGAATATCAACCAGAAAATATTGATTTGGCATTTAGTAGTCCCCCTTATTTTAACTTAGAAAAATATTGTGATGAACCCACACAATGTATGAACCGTTATAATACATTAGATGAATGGTTTGATGGTTATGTAACCCCAACCATGCGTAATATATATAATGGGTTGAATGATGATGGATTATTTGCTACAAATATTGCTGACTACAATGGGGTCGGTGGCGAGTTCTTTGTAGTAGATAGATGGATTAAAACTGCTGAGAGTTTAGGCTTTAAGTATCATAAGATGATTAAGATGATGTTGAATACTAGACCTGGTGTGGGGAACTTTCGTAATGAAGGTAGAGAAAAATTTGAGGGTATCTATATATTCAGTAAATAAAATAGTATGCTTAATAAATTAAAATCTATTTTCACTAAACCCGAACCTGTAGTAGAGCCAATAGCTAAGGCAGAACCTAAGCCAAAGAAACCTCGCAAACCTAAAGAACCTAAACCACAACCAACTGTTAGTGAAAAAGAAAAAGCCACATTAGCCGGTGAACCTTATGTTGCGATTACAAAAGTAGACATAGATCCTAATGATATGCATAATGGTAGTTTTGAACTTGATTGGAATGATAAGTTCATTATCAATTTAATAAAAGCAGGCTACAAACAAAAAGATACAGATACAGACGATATCATTGCCGATCGGTGGTTTCAAGTAGTCTGCCGCAATATTGCTCTGGAAGTATACGAGCAGGTACAAGCAGATCCAACAAACAGGGACATGCGTACTATTCAAACAAGAGACCTAGGTAACGGTCGTACTGAAGTAAGTTAAAAGTATTACAAAATAATCTATTGACAAACTGCCTGTTTGGTGCTATAATAGTAACTGTTTGCACACAAAGGAGTATCAAATGTCAAGCAAGTATTTTAGTAAAAGTCAGATTGAAAAAATGGATTTGTACCGTAAACAAATCTATGAAATTCGAGCCAAAATGTTCGAAGAATTTGAGGTCGATCCGCTTGATACCGATGCACTAAGTTCTATTGCAATTTATAAAATTGTTACTCAATATGATAATGATTTTAACATTAATTTTGCTAGGAATGGTGAAGATGCAAAATCCGGTGATGTTCTTATTGAACAAAAGGCATCAAGAGTAAATCCTAGTCCATTTACTAGTACGGGAAAATCACGCAAAGGTTATAATAAAGACGCAAGTTTCCAATTTCATGCTATGGGGTCAATAGATCATCCTCGTTATATTTTCGTAGCCCGTAGTGAAACAGACCTTAGTATACTACGGATTTATGATATTAGTAGTGAATCAAATCGTAATGTGGTGCTTAGTCATTTAATGAATGAAAGACAGAATTGGGAAAACAAAAACAAACAACTTGGTTATACACAAAAGCATGATGTTATTGTAATAAGCGAGATTAAGATTTTAGATGATTGCACATTTACCACAAAAACAACTATTGACAATTGTAAGGTGTTCAAAGACTAAGGCATAAATACGTGACCATACAAATTGACTATGTATGTTTTTTGTGATAGGATCATTTAATGGCAAAAAATTTAATTTTTAACGAACAAGACTTTTTAAATCAGTTCAACTTACCCACAGTATCTTTTCAGCAATTCTGTAATATGGTTTGCGTATTAGATGTTATGGATAGATCAGGTTCATTTGTAGTAAGAAGTGACTTGGATACCTTTGTTAACCGCGTAAGTAAAAAAGATAATCGCAAACAAAGATTAAACTTATACAAACAGAACCTTTATAAAATACTTGTAACAGACAGAGAGGCTACATTACTTTCTTGGTTTAACCGTTATGGTAAACTAAACGAATCGGTGGATTATTACTTCAAAATCCCATACGCAAACATTCTTAATAATGATGTATTTGCCGGTAGGACAAATAGTAAGTATGGAAAGATTTGCAAAAACATTAATTTTGTAGATTTTTATAATACAAAGAAACTATATGTGAATGATAGCGAATACACATTTGGGTTAATGCGTGTTATGTTTGAAGAATTTAAGTTAAGGAACAGTTTAGTAGGACCTGCCTTCTTTGACCATATATGTAATTACAATGGTGATAGTAGTCAGTTTTGGTTAGACTTTATGATTGGTGCTAACCGCGCTAGTATCTTTAATCCATCTACTTATAAAGGTATACTTAGCGAAGTGTTTACAGGTGAAACACTATTTGCTCCTGTGATGGGATGGAATAGTTATCAGATTGCTTTCTATAATAGCAATTTTAAGAATTTTATTGCAACTGATGTAATACCAGATGTTGTTGAAAATGGTAAACTATTACATGATGAATATAAAAAGTTTTGTGATAATAGTTTATTTGCTATGGGTGAAAAAAATGTTGATTTATATCTATGCCCTAGTGAACAATTAGACAGTAAACATAACTTTGGTCAAAAATACAAAGAGAGTGTTGATGCAGTATTACTAAGCCCTCCCTATTTTGATTTAGAACTATACCCAAGTGATGACCAAAGTTTTGATAGTTTCCCTGACTATAATACTTGGTTACAAGGATACTGGGAGGAAACAGTTAAATTATGTGTAAAGGTTATGAAACCAGGAGCTAAGTTTGGTTTTGTAATTAGTAATTATGTAAACAGACAAAAACAAATGACTACAATAAGCGAGGATATGCGTGATGTGGTTAGTAAACATTTATCATTTTTAAAACATTATCGTGTACAATGGAGTGCTATTTCGGGTACTAGACAAGCCAAAAAGACGAGAAATGGTAACTTTGAAGATTTATGGGTATTTACCAAAAAATAATGTTGACATTAAATGTAAATAGTCGTATAATATACGCATATTATTCAACTATATAAGAAGGATACAGATGAACTATGCTTTGATTGATAGTGCTAACACATTTTTTCGTGCTAGGCATGTCGCAAGTAGAAATAGTGACCCATGGGAGAAAGTGGGCATGGCATTGCATTTAACACTAGCAAGTGTTAATCAGGTAGTACGCAAATTTAATATTGACCATGTAGTGTTTTGCTTGGAGGGACGTAGCTGGCGCAAAGATGTATACAAGCCATATAAGCGTAACCGTATTGTTGATGAACATAGTCAAACTGTAGAAGAGGTCGAGGAGAATAAACTTTTCTGGGATACTTATGAAAAGTTTACAACTTTCTTAAAAGAAAAAACAAATGTTAGTGTACTGCGTGAACCACAAGCAGAGGCTGACGATTTGATAGCAAGATTTATACACTTACACCCACATGATAAAATTTATATTATTAGTAGCGATGGCGATTATATCCAGTGCATTTCAAATAATGTACATCAGTACAATGGAATCACCAATCAACTTATTACCCCGGATGGATACTTTGACGATAAAGGTAGGTTAATCGTTGATAAGAAAACTAAAGAACCTAAACTCTTAGAAGATCCACAATGGTTACTTTTTAAAAAATGTATGCGCGGTGATTCAAGTGACAATGTATTCAGTGCCTACCCAGGTGTGCGTGAAAAAGGTACAAAAAACAAAGTTGGGTTACTAGAGGCATACGAGGATAGAAACAAGCAAGGATTTCATTGGAACAATATGATGCTGCAACGCTGGTTAGACCACGAAGATGTTGAGCACCGTGTTAAAGATGATTATGAACGCAACCGCATGTTGATTGATTTAACTTGTCAGCCTGATTGGGTAAAGACTAATGTTGACAATGTTATTAAGACTGGAGTTAGAACTACAACTACTCCTCAAGTTGGTATTCACTTTATGAAATTTTGTGGTAAATATGAACTTCAAAAAATATCTGACAATGCTGAAACTTATAGTAAATGGCTTAACCGTCCGTATGAGGGTATATTACATGAGCAAAGTACTACCTAATCAAGTATACGCTGGTCTCTTTGAAATTCTTAAGAATAAAGAATTGTACTATTACAGCGAACATGGTGTCAAATATTGTCATCTTACTGAGAAAGGTAAAGATGAAGTTTATAAATGGATTGAACTAATGGCTCCGGGTATGTATAAGTTAGAGCAGGATGAACTTGATACCCGTGCTAAGAAATTAGTTTGGGATGAATTGAAAAAATGAATATTGAACCAGAAGTTGTTATTTTTATACTTGTGTCAATAGGAATGTTGGCAAGTTTTTTATTCGGTTATAGTGCTGGATACTACGAGGCTAATAAACAGAAGGAGAAACAAAAATGAATGATGAATACCGTATTAAACTAGATGGCTTAGATAAAATGGATGAAAAAATCCTAGGTCTATTAATTGACAGTTTAGTTGATTATTATACTCAGAAGTTTGGTCTTGATAATTTGAGTGATGTGCCACCGACTAAACCAACTTATGACTATGAAGATACAACTTTAGCAAAGGAATACTTAAAGAAATTTAGGTTGAACAAATGAATGAAGTATTCATGGAGTTGTTGGTTCTATTAACATTAGGTATACTATTCGGGATGTTATTTGCATGAATGAAACAGAAAATACATGGCGCACATTACAGGAAAAACCGTTATTGGTTAAAAGTCGCTGGTGTGCTTTTGGAATACACAACTGGACACAATATATGGAACCAAAACAACGCCGTGAAGGAGTCTATTTTGTTGATTATCAAACAAGGTATTGTGATAGTTGTCAATTAGTAAATGTTAAAACATTGAGAAAGGCGTACGCTTAAAATGATTAAAATAGCCGAATCAAAACACAAAATCAAAACTCTTAAACCAGGTGATAATAACTGGTATATTGATAGTAACTTCATTCGTACTCCAAGAGCAGGATTTGAAATCAGTATTAATTGCCCAAATAACTATAGAGAAGTCATAGAACAATGCGTAAACTTTGGTTGGCTTAAACCTGTAGCATATATGAAAGATACTGAATACATGTGGGAGCAGTTACAAAAATGAATGAAATTTTTTACAAAAAGGTTGGTCGTAGATATGTACCAGTACATGAGTACGATCAAACACTTATGGACAGTTTTCCAAAAGGCACACATTTAGTTATGTGCTATCCTGGGGGGCAAAGCCGTCGTTTTAATATTGATCCTGCCTATGCCCCAATGATCGCCGCTGGTCGTGTTGCCGAAGACAAGATAAGCGAAGAATTGCGTAAGGCAAGTGAGTTGCGTCCTAGCACTAAGCCTCTTACTGAAGGTCAACTTCTAGCATGGAAAAAACTGTCTGAAGAATTCGGAGAAGATGCGTACACACTTACTTGGCCCAGTGCAAGGGAAACTGCTGATGCGGCGGTCAAGGTCATGCAATTAGAGGCAGATAAACTATTAAAAGTTCCTGCAGTAAAGAAAGCCTATGAACACTTTTTATTCGTAGCGGCACTAACAAAGGATAATAATGAAAATTAAAATGGATAGTGGATTGTATTTGTTTACAACTACAACAATTTATGCTATAATAGGGTTACTTAATGTATTTTATTTTGAATGGACTAAAACAGAATACATTCAAATAGTATGGTTACTAGTGCTTAGTCTACCATTATGGATTAAGCCTATTGCACGGTGGTGCAACATGAAAACATTATGGGAGTAATATGAATTTAATAGCAAAACCAATTATTAAAGACCAATATTGGGTCATCACAGATGGTGATAAAAAGATAGGAAATGTTGAAAGTCAAGGTAGTGGATTTGATGTGAAGATTGGAAACAACATTGAACACTATACTACGACTAAACAAATACAAAAATTTAAAAAAATTGAGTTTGAGAAATATCGCAAACCCAAAGATACAGTAGATACTACTTTCGCTACATTCCCTACTGGGAAAAATAAGGTATATAATAGTGTATTTGATGTAAAAAGAAAACTTCACTTATTCACAGAAACACCCAAATCCAAATGTTATCATGCGGCTGGATGGTTCGCAGTTAAACAAACTAGTGAGTTTGTAAATGTTTTTTGTCCAAAGTATATTTTCGTGTGTAGATACGAGTACATAGGACCATTTAATACAGAGGATGAGTTAAATAGTAGCATAAATACATAATGATAAATGTAAAGAAATTCATAGACAAGGTTTCATTAGCAGAAGCCCGTAACTCTACGCAAGTAGTGTTATTGCTTAGTGAAGCCAAACAATTGCGTGATGATATTATGAAAATCATGTTAGACCAGCGTGAACAAAATGTTGATAACAATATACAAGTTGTTATGAAAGGGGAGCGTTGGTAATGAGTAGAACACAGCCCAAAGTCCTACTTGAGATAGTAGAAAAAACAACTTATAAATGCGACCAAATCGTAGAGGCAAGCGGAATATGGGCAGTATTCTATGATGACCAGCCAATTAACTTAAAGAGTTCACATTACTTAGATAGCAATACAGTACCTAAATACAAAAAGACAAGTTTTAGTAATCCTGGTCATGCCAGAAATCTTTGTCGTAAATTAAACAATCAATTCAAAACAGATAAATTTAGTGTAGTGTTTCTATCCACTGGCACTAAAGTTTATCCGGATGAGTAAACTATCATATAAAGAATTAGTCACACAAAAAATCGTTAAAGAATTAAACGATGATAGTCTCTATACATATGAAGAGGCTATGAAGAAGTGGTGGATGGTGCCAAGATTAGACGGTGGATTACGATTAACTGATATCGGTGATTTATCTTTTAGGTATGCTAAAATAGAATTCTATAATTATGACTTCCCCATTATAAGTAGTAATGGTAATGGTTGGCACAGTTATTTACTAGACTTAAATAAAAAATTAAAGTGCCCCTACTATATAGGCGTAAATAAAGTTGAAGATAGCAAGAAGCCTTATATAAGATTATATGATAGCAAGATTGCTATGTTAGTTAGTCTATATGGAAACATATCCGAATATCTTAAATCAGTAAAGGTTAAAACATGACAGAAGAAAAGAAAAGTAAAAATCCATTTATTAATATGGCAAACGAAGCCAAGAAGAACAATAATGAACTTCATCCTGGTTTAGGGAAAGCACCAAAGAAACAAGGACCTAAACCAAATACTAAAGGATTCGGTGGTAGTAGTATGGTAAGACGAAGTGGGCGAGGTGGATAAATACTTGTCAACTAATATCAACTCTGAGGCGTTGTATATATGTGATAGTAATTTTTTACAAGGAATATAAAATGAAACAACTATTAGTAATTATTTTAGCAACATTCTCACTATTGAGTTTTGCCGAAACTTCACAACCAACAAAAGCTCCAGACGGTATGTTGTTGGCTAAGAAGAAAGACCATAGTAAAGATAAGGGGGCTGAAAAGAAAGACGCCACTAAAAGTTCTGCGGACAAAAAAGCCGCTAAAACCAATAAGGATAATAAGTCTAAGTGATATAGACGATGATGATTATGGTCCACCTGGACCAGATGAATTGGATCAACATCGTGGTTATAGTAGACCCAAACTCGTAAATAAACCCTATTACGATGATGGCGAATCCTTAAGTCCTTATATTCAAGTAAGATTGGTAATAATTAGACTCAAGGCTCTACAAAAATACCAAGAAAAGTATTATAATAGTGATACATAGGCACTAAATACTATGTCAGTTACAGTTCTGTAAAAACTGAATTTTAAACACACTTACACAGGAGAAAATTATGTTTAATACAATCACAACTACTGCTATCGATGCAGTTCAAACAGGTAAAAAGCAATTTGTTACAACATTCGTAAGACACGAAACTCTTGCAGATACCATCAATAAATTTGTAGACATTGAAACTACATATAGCAAAGCCGTAATTGATAATACATCTAAAACTTTTAATGACTTCTATACAATACTAACAAGTAAAGATTTTGCTAAAGAAATCAAGGAATCATATACTGTTCCTAATATTTTCAATTTAACAGAAAAAGTTAAGTCTAAGACTGCTAGCAAAAAGGCTGAATAAAATGAAAAAAACACTAGGAATGCTAATTGCGTTCCTAGGTTCCTTTACGGAGTCCTATGGTTCGCAATTAGAAAAATATATTATAAGCAGAAATCCAAAAGACGGGTGTGATGTTGAAAGATACACACTTGATTATAATGAGAGACAATCTAAACAAGGATGGCTATGAAAAAAATTCTACATTCAATTTATGATATTTTAGTAGACTGGGCCGCAATGATTCATTCATATCGCCAAAGCCAACCCAAAAAATACTACTAATATAAATATATCTATGACACTTGTTTATATCCACGGGGCGACCGCCACTAGCGAAAGTTTTAATTATATAAGAGAACATATCGGCGGTAAAGACATGGTCGTAAATTACGATAGTAATAATGGGTTTAAAGAAAACCTCCAACACATGTTAGAAACATTAAAGGATATTAAAAATATCTTTTTTGTTGCACATAGTCTTGGAGGAATATATGCATTACACTTATCTAATTTAATACCCAAAAATATATTAGGTGCAGTAACAATAAGCACTCCATACGGTGGCGCATTACACGCTGATTTTGCAAAGTACTTTTTACCATTTAGTAAATTATTAAGAGATATAGGACCAACATCTTGGCCAATGCATCATGGAAATAAAATAGATATTAAGCATCCTTGGACTAATATTGTTACAGTAAAAGGATCCGCACCATGGATACATGAACCCAATGATGGTGTTGTGACTATAGCAAGTCAAAAACACCATAATAAAGGTATGGAGTTGATTGAAATAGACTACAATCACTATGAAGTAGTGTTGACCGATCAAACAGTTAAAATTATAAAAGATAAAATTTCAAATATCCAAAATAATTGATTTTAGATTATATAAGATGTATAATCACATACAATGTTTACACACAGGAGAACAAACATGACAGAACTACCAAAATTACCAGAAGTTAAATTTAGCAAAAACGGCTACGAAATTCGTAGTGATGTTCTTGGTATGGCTAAGGACTTTGTAGAAAAAGAATACAGCATGAAATTTGCTGGATGGGAAATGAGTGCTAAGAAAGATCCTGTAACAGGTCAACTTGTTAGTACAGTAGCCGCACCAGAGTTTCCTGGTCTAGATAAGATTTTAGAAACTGCCGAAAAGATGTACGGTTTTGTAAATCAAACTACTACAACTAAAAAGTAATACTTTTTAACTAGTTACATTTTTACAACAGCCCTGACTAGTCAGGGCTTTTTTGTGCCCAAAACTTGACAATAAATCACTTTGGGTCTATAATATAGTCTTATTCAGTTGATTAAAGGAGTTCTTATGTCAAACAAATTCAAATCTTGGGAAGAAATGTCAGACTTAGAACAAGCCCAATGTACATATTGGGATATGTATAAGGATGCTTATGGTGTTCGCCCTCGCTGGATTGACACTACTAAGTGGACTCTTGCCGACTTTGAGGCAGAGTTTGCCTCGCTTAATACTGCTATTGAGCAGGCTGAGACACAACGCAAGGCTGACGAGGCACTGGCTATCGCTAAATTTGAGGATAGTGTGTTGAACCTCATGCACACAGGTACTAATCGTGACCGAGTTATTGCTTGGTTAATGGACGCTGAGGGTGCAAACGGTGATTTTGAATACTTTTGTTATACACAGGGTCTGCCCTACAATTATTTGAGAAAGTCGGCTTAAGGTTGACAATAAATCGTTTTGGGCATATAATACTTGTATTGATTAAAGGAGTTTGCAATGTATGTAGTTTTTCATAGTCAATTTCCGCACCAAGATAAGCGTTATTTCAAAACTCATGCGGGCGCCCGTCGTAGCATGACCTGCAGTAATCGCAATGCAGGTAAGTTTGTTTACCTCTGTCTTAGAGAAGATATGTTCAATGACAAGCATCCAGTTAAAACTAAAGTAGTCAAAAACTTGATGACTGGTCAGGATGTTGTGATTGCTGAGGATACCCCTCGCTCCTGCGATCCTTCTAGTGAACTATTTTGGTCAATGTAAAAAGGTAATACTAAATGTCTACAGAAAAATACATCATTGTCCATTCTACACTAGGTCTTCACCACTTGTCTGATTGTGTGAATGATGAAATGCGTAAAGGTTATGTTCCCCTAGGGGGCATGATTGCTACCAGTTTCAATTTTGGACAGCCCAGTTCTTATGCACAAGCAATGGTATTGCAAGAAAAGGTTGACAAATAATCGTTTTGGGTATATAATA